TGACTACGCGGCCCTCAACAATCCCGGCGCGGTTTCCGTGTCTGGGGTGCGCCAGCAGGCGGGAGCATCGTCCCCCGGCGCTTCCGCCTGCACCACGCTCACCATCCCCGCGCCGCCGTCGGTCAACAACCTGTTCTCGAACAGCGTCCGCGGTCGCTTCAAGACGCCGGCTTACAAGGCATGGCTGGCTGAGGCTGGCTGGACGGTGCGCGAGCAGATGACGCGCGACGGCTGCGACCGGGTGCCGGGCAGGGTGGTGATCGTCATGGGCGTCGAGCGCGCAAGCCTGCGCGCCGATCTGGACAACACCGCCAAGGCGGCGATCGACCTGCTCGTGTCCTGCAAGGTTATCGACGACGACCGTTTCGTGACCGGCCTGGTGCTGGCGTGGATGCCGCAAGGCAATCACCGCACCCCGCGCGCCCGCATCATGGTGCGCCCGGCGGACCCGCTCACTCTCAACTTCCACCCGCACAAGGACGGCGCGACCGGCGGCTGGTTCATCGACGCGCCTGAAGGAGACCAAGATGAGTGACCGAGAGGAGCTGGCTGACGATCTTACCGGGTCGCGCCTCTATCGCACCCAGTATCTCGTGCTGCCAAAGCTCGCGATCCAAGACATGCCGATCGAATGGCAGGCGCGACTGGAAGAACTGCTGCACATTGCCGACGAGGCAGGCATGGCAACCCCGAGCTACATCGTGCTGCGCGATGAGCCTGAATATGCCCTGCGCCGTCATGAAGACCCTGACGACGACGAGTCCCCCCTCGATGAGGTGGCGGTGAACTGCGGCGATCCGTGGGCCAACTACCGGCGCGGCTCTGCCGCCGACCTCTGCGCTTTCGACATCAACAAGGCCGAATCCCTGCTCTCGGCCAAGGAGCCCGCATAATGGCCATCACCCTCGCATCCCTGCGCAAGGTCCGCGCCGACCAACCCCCGCGCCTTTTGATCTACGGCCCCGAGAAGATGGGCAAGACGACGCTCGCCGCCGAGTTCCCGGCGCCTGTGTTCCTGCAGACGGAGCGCGGCGAGAGCGGCGACCTGGTGCTGGACAGCTTCGGCACGCTCGACACGTTCGAGAGCGTGGTCGAGGCGATCGCCTCGCTCGCCCAGGAGGAGCACAGTTTCCAGACGGTCGTGCTGGACAGCGTCTCGGCCCTGCAGAAGCTGGTCTGGGACAAGGTCTGCCGCGATTCGAACGTGAAGACGATCGAGCTGGCAGGTGGTGGCTACGGCAAGGGCTACATTGAGGCGGACAATCTCTGGCTTCAGGTGCTGGACGGCCTGAACTACCTGCGCAACGAGCGCGGCATGGCCGTCGTGTTGGTCGGTCACGCCATCATCAGCCGCTTTGATGATCCCGAGACCCAGTCGTACAGCCGCTACGACATCGACCTGCACAAGCGGGCCGAGGCGCTGCTGAAGCGAGAGGTCGACGCCATCCTGCTCGTCAAGAAGGACGTGACGATCAAGACCGAGGGCAAGGGCGAACGCGCCCGTGCTGACGGCGGCGACACGCGCTGGATCTACACCGAGGGCAAGCCCGCGTTCACCGCCGGCAATCGGTACAACATGCCGGCGCGCATCATCTACCAGCGGGGGCAGGGCTTCGCCGCGCTGGCACCGTTCTTCCCGCAATCGGCATCCGCCGGTCAACCCGCCGCTCAGGCGGCCTAGCTTCCAACGGAGAACACAAATGGCCGAACTCGGCTCATTCAACCCCGATGCCGTCACCGATGATCGCGAGATCCTTGAGGCCGGCAACTACGTCGCCCAGATCATCGAGTCCTCGCTCGCCGACACCCGCACGGGCGGCAAGATGCTCCGCCTGACCTGGGAGATCATCGACGGGCCCAAGGCCAAGCGCCGGGTCTGGGAAAATCTCAACATCATCAACTCCAACCCCGACGCCCAGTCCATCGCCGAGCGTTCGCTCAAGCGCATCTGTGCGGCCGTCGGCCACACGGGCGTCCTGTCGAACAGCGAGAGCCTGCACTTCAAGCCGGTCGAGATCACCGTCGCGATCCAGCCGGCCAAGGGCGAGTACGGCGAGAGCAACCAGGTCAAGGGCTACAAGGCGGTCGGTTCCGCCGGACCCGCGACCACGCAGACCGCTCCGGCCACAGCCTCGACCCCTTGGGGCAAGAAGGCTGCCTAACCTGAACATCTGCCGGTCGGACTGATTACCACACCGGACCGACCGGCAGACCCTTCCAACCTGCTGTCTTCCAACAGCATCGCAGGAGCCCCTGACGATGACCGAACAACTGCGCCCTGTCGATGGCCGACAGGATGAGGTGGCGCTGCTCACCCAGGTCGCCGAGATCGTTCGCCAAGCCAAGATCGAGTTCGAGGGCGGCTTCATGACCGCCGGTCGCCTCGAGATCAGCCACGCACAGCGCCTGCTCGACCGCGCCTTTCACGGCGAGGCGGTCTGATGGCTGCCCGCGAGATGACCGAGGACGAGGCCGACGACCACTGGTCGGAGCATGGCGACATGACCCCGGCTGAGGTCTGGGCGCGTGAGCAAGAGGCTCGCGAGGAGCGCGCCAAGCGCCCCTGCAAGTGCGGCTGTCCCTCATGCCCGCAGGTGTTCCGTGGCTGAGATCCCGCAAACCATCCCCGCCACAGCCCGCGCCATCTTCGCCGCGCTGGAATCCAAGCAGCGCCGCGACCAGCACCCGCGCCTTGCCGCGTCGGGGCTGGGTGGCTGCGAGCGGCAACAGTGGGACAAGTTCCGCTGGCTGTTCCCGGCTGAGATTTTTGACGCCCAGAAGCTCTCGATCTTTGAGACCGGCGAGCACTGGGAGACCCGCCTCGTTCAGCGGCTCCGCGACGCCGGCATGATCGTCGACGACCTCGACCCGGCCACCGGCGAGCAATGGCGCATCGTGTTCGCGGGCGGTCACGCATCCGGCCGGACCGACGGCAAGGTCACGGGCGTGCCCGAGGCGCCGAAGACCATGCACGTCTTCGAGGCCAAGAGCATGAACGACCGCGCCTTTAAGGCGCTGCTGAAGGCTGGCTGCGTGCGCGAGGGCAAGCCTGAGCATTTCGCCCAGGTCCAGACCTACCTGCACTGTCAGGGCCTGACGCGGGCGCTGTATCTTGGCGTCAACAAGAACACGGACGAACTGTACTGCGAGCGCATCGAGTACGACGTCCTGTTCGCGGTCGGGCTGATGACGAAGGCCGAGCGCATCGTGACGAGCGATCGTCGCCCGGCGTGTTCGTGCCCCGTCTATTTCCTCAAGGCCGGCTACGGTTGCGCGCCGAACGACGGGCTCATGCCGGCGCGCTCGTGCCGCTCGTGCTTGCACGTCACGTTCCATCTGGACGGCGACGCTCGCGTTTCATGCGGTCGCCACAACCGCGACCTCTGCCTCGACGAGCAGCGCTTTGGCTGCCCGCAGCACCTGTTCAACCCGGACGCAGTGCCCGGTGAGCAGACCGACGTCGACCACGAGACCGAGCGGGTGACGTACCGGCTCGCGAGCGGCGACGTGTGGGTGGATTGCGGCGGGGTGGCCGCATGAGTGCGCTCACCTACGGATCCGTCTGCTCCGGCATCGAGGCCGCGTCCGCCGCATGGCATCCGCTTGGCTGGAAGGCGTCGTTTTTTTCCGAGATCGAGGCGTTCCCGCGCTCGGTCCTTGCTCACCATTACCCGGAGACCCCGCTTCATGGCGACTTCACCACGATCAAGGCTGGCGAATACGAGCCAATCGACCTTTTGGTCGGAGGAACACCTTGCCAGTCTTTCAGCGTCGCCGGGCTCAGAGGCGGACTGGATGACGACCGGGGCAACCTGGCCCTCGAATATCTTAGGCTGGCTGACCGACTGCGGCCCCGATGGCTGGTGTGGGAGAACGTCCCCGGCGTCCTGTCATCGAACGGAGGACGGGACTTTGGAGCCATTCTCGGGGGCATGGTCGAACTCGGGTATGGCGTCGCCTACCGAGTCCTTGACGCTCAGTTCTTCGGAGTGGCCCAGCGCCGCCGCCGTGTGTTCGTTGTCGGATACCTTGGAGACTGGCGACGTGCCGCAGCGGTTCTATTTGAGCGCCACAGCCTGTCGGGGAATCCTGCGCCGCGCAGAGAAAAGGGGCCGGGCGTTGCCGCGCTCACTGCAAACGGCGTTGGAACTTGTGGCGCGGACGACAACCAGGGACAGGCCGGTCACCTGATCGCCCACACCCTCAAGGGCGAGGGCTTCGACGCCAGCGAGGACGGGACGGGTCGCGGGACGCCGATCGTGCCTGTGGCGTTCTCCATCATGCCGATGAACAGCGGCAAGGACTTCAAGGGCCGGGAGACGAACGTATCGCAGCCCGTCATGGCTGCGGGGCCTACGGGGGGAAACCAGGGCGGGGATTACATTGTCCAGCCCGCGGTGGCTTACGCCATTCAGGAGCGCGCCGTCTGCGAGAACCCGAACGCCGGGCCTGACGGTGCTGGGTTCAGGTCAGATGATGCCGCCTACACGCTGGAAGCTCGGACCGTGCCGCAAGCGGTGGCGCACGTCAGCGCAAGCCCCACGCTTCGGGCCGGGGGGAACGCCACAGGCGGAAACCGACCGCAGGGGACCGACGCCGACACTGCGGAAAGCCTGCTCACAGCCGGCTCCGCCGTCCGCCGCCTAACCCCCCGCGAATGCGAGCGCCTTCAGGGCTTCCCCGAAATCACGAATGAGCTCAGGATTCTCGTATGCAGAAGCGAGGACGAGAAACACGCGCTTGCGTCGTCTGCGGCGAGGGGTTCAGCAGCCCTCGCGCTCGGGCCAAGCGCACCTGTGGCCGTCAATGTGCTGATCGACTTAGAGCGGCAGGTTCTTCAGCTACACAGTGCCGGAAAGTCGTCTTGGTCTGCGAGCATTGCGGAACTCGAAAGCTCGTCTCTCCCACCTATGCCGAGCGACGCTTTTGCTCTCCTGGCTGTGCTCATGAACGCCGCCGTGGCGAACTCAACCCGCATTGGAAGGGCGGAATCACCACAGAGCACCAAGCCTTTTATTCATCCGCTGAATGGAAGCGCGTTTGTGGCTCTGTCTGGGCCCGAGATCACCGAACGTGCCAGCGATGCGGCGTGGTTCATCGACGGCCTGACCCGATGTTCGAGGTCCACCACATCGCCACTTGGGTCAAACGACCCGACCTTCGCCTCGACACTGGAAACCTTGTCCTGCTGTGTGGCGATTGCCATGGCTGGGTTCATTCCCGAGGCAATGCGGAGCGGCTGTTCCTACGAGATTAGGTTCACGACGCACCACGGCTACACCTCCGTCCCGCATCGCGGAAAGCCCGCCGCTGACGGCCCTCGATACAAGGCTCTGGGCAACAGCATGGCGGTTCCGTGCATGCGCTGGATCGGTGAGCGCATCCAGGCTGTCGAGGCGGTTCGGTCGCTGGAGCAGGCCGCATGACCCAACTCCGCCCCTACCAATCCGCCGCCATCGACTCCGTCCTCTCATACTGGGAACGGGGCGGCGGCAACCCCCTCGTCGACATGGCGACCGGCCTCGGCAAGTCCGTCACGATCGGCGACCTGACGCAGCGCCTCATGGGCGCCTACCCCCAGATGCGCGTGCTCATGCTCGTGCATGTGCGGGAGCTGGTCGCCCAGAACGCCAAGGCGCTGCTCTCCCTCTGGCCGCAAGCCCCTGTCGGCATCTACT